CTCTAAAAGGAAGTTGAGCGACATTTGGAGCGTTATCTGATAGCGAAAGAATAGCTGTATGAAACGCAGCAAATGCTATAGCATTAGATATGAGTCCTGATGAGTTCAAAAGACAATTGGGGATTATAGATAAGATATTGAAAAAATCAGTAGGTAATAAAGATCCAAGAGTGGTTGTTAAAGAAGAAGAGAAACCACAAACCAAGAAACCATGATGACTAAACCCAAGCAGTATTAAATCATTTAGTGAAGCAGCGATAGCACAAGGAGCAACACAAGCAGAAATCAAAGCATATATAGCAGCAAATCAAGCACAATTTAGATAATAACCAACTAACATGGCTATAGATTTATGAGCAATCGCAGCAAAAACGATAGGGAAACCATCAGGGGTTGATCTATGAGCAATCGCAAGTAGTATGAACAATACAGCTCCGACAGCACAACCACAGCAAAAACAAACATTTTGACAAAAGGTTAGGAATGTTTGAGAATGATTATCATCTTTTGCTTGATGAATCCCAAAAGCTATAACTGAAACTTGAATATTTGACAATATGGCACAAAGATTATCACAATGAAAAGTATGACAAGCTGTAAGAGCATGAGCAAAAAGTATATTTTGAGAAGCAGAATTAGGTAAGTTCCAACAACAAAACGCAGGCAAAACATTCTCACAATTGGCTAGTGGTTCTCAAGTATGATGAGATCCAGAAAGTAAGTTAGCAAAAGGTGTTGAAACAGGTTTGAATATAGCAGAATGAGTAACTTGATTAGCTGTGATTTGAAAAGCATTAACAAGGAGAGCAGCAAAGAAAGGGATAGAAGAAATTGTATGATCTAAAGGTACACAAAGACAAATGGCAGAAGCTATTTCTGAATGAAGAGTAAAACCTTGAGCAACTTGAGTTAAAAAGTTCTTATTTTGAAGCAGTCCAGAAGTTATAGAAAAACAAGGTATACAAAATGCTGCAAGGACGATAACAAGTGAGATAAAAAATCCAGCATATAAACAACCAACCAAACTATTTACACAGATAGATGACCTTATATCAACAAAAGCTAATTCAGTTGCTAACGATCTTAAATGATTAAAGATATGATCGTTTACTAAAGATAAAGCTAATACATACAAGCTAATACAAAATTGAATAATAAAAAATGATGCTGTAAACAAGCTAATGACACCAAAGGATATTAAAAGTCTTAATCTAGCTATTGATAACATAAAGCAAGCTAAGACAGCAGGACAACTACGAGATGCTAGAAAATCGTTAGACTTAGCAACTCCTGATAGTGTCAAAAAAGCATCAGCTATATCTTCTGATATACTACAATATAGGAACGCTATATGGAAGCAGGCAAGATGAGAAATAAATGATCTAATAGAAGCATCAGCAACTAAATATGGAAAGGCATCTGTCAAGAATGTATTTAGGAGCATGTCGGAGTTATACCAAGCACAAGAAAATATATTAAGTAAGGCGTGAAATATTGTAAAAGAAACAAAGTGATTACTTAGCTGAGAAAATATAAAAAAAGCAGCTGTGTTGTGATGATCTGCGTTTATAGGTAATAAAGTTTTATCTTCTATTGGAGAATAAATGGAGCTAATAGCTTACTTTATAATATCCCTATGAATAGTATATGCTATAGGAGGGAATTGATAATAACTTGCAAAGTAAAATAAATGTTTATATTATAACGGAGAACACGGTATGACCACTCTCGCAAAAGATGCCCTAAGAGAAAGAATAACTAGGGAATTGGAGAAAAGACATGAGAAACAGAGAGGAAATCTCTATGAGTTCATTAAAAAATATCGGAAGCAAGAGAAGAAAACCGAACTAGATGACAACTGGCATATCAAGGCTATTTGTGAGAAGCTAGAGGGTGTCTATTCTTGAGAGATTAAAAGACTAATCATAAACATTCCACCAAGAAGCCTAAAAACAGAGATTGTTAGTAAGGCGTTCCCAGTATGGTGTCTATGACATGAGTCTAATCTGAAATTCCTAGAAATATCTTATTCGTCTTCTCTAGCACAAAGGAATAGTTGAGAAGCTAGAGATATGTATAACAGCGAAACATACGACAGTATATTCCCAAGAAAATCGCCAATCAAAGACGACCAGAACACAAAAGAGTATTGGGCTACTAATGATTGATGACAGGTATATGCTACAGGTTCTACTGGTACAATCGTAGGGATAGGGGCAGACATAATTATTATAGATGATCCTATCAAACCAGACGATATAAGTAGTGATTTGATGATAAGGAATGTTATCAACAACTTCCAAGATACAATAAAGAGTAGACTAAACGATATGACACAATGAGCGATTGTAGTGATTATGCAAAGACTACACGACAACGACCTAGCTGGTTATCTTATGGATTTAGAAAGACAAGGGTTGTGAGATAAATGGGAAACACTTATTGTTCCAGCTATCAACGAGAAAGGGGAAAGTTTCTTTGAGAAAAGATTTCCTATAGAGATGTTGAGAGTGAAACAGAAAGAAAACCCAGTCACATTCTCTACCCAATATCTACAAGACCCAGTAGCACCTGAAAGCCAAGAGTTCCATCAAGAACGATTTAGATACTATGATGAGATAAAAGGTGGTAGAGTATTTACGGTAGTTGATCCAGCGTTTAGTAAGAATCAATCAGCAGATAATTCGAGTGTAATAACCGTGATGTTTAAGGGTATGGATTTGTATGTATTGGAATACACTTTTGGGAAGTTTAACCCAGCAGAACTCCAAGACAAGATACTATACCATCATAGGAAGTACAACCCAGAGAAGATAGGGGTTGAAGCATTCGCAGCACAGACTATAGTAGGGTTCAATCTAAAAGCAGAGATGGAAAGGCAGGGTATGTATTCCAATATAGAGGAGATAAGACAGACTGGAGATAAAGAGTCTAAGATTAGAAGTCTAATCCCATTATATAGGAACGGTCACATATTCCACAAAACAAACCATCAAGAATTGGAACATGAACTGCTAAGGTTTCCAAGAGGTAGGAACGATGATATAATAGATAGTCTACAGATGGCATATAATCTATATAGGTTATCTCCAAACACACAAGCATATACAGGTAGCATAGAAATAAAGTATTGAGCAGATGGAAGTCCAGTTTTAATCCAATCTAACAGCCAATGAGTATCAAGATCAGAGCTACAGATGAAGAACAACTAGCAGCGATACTTCATGTTTCGCAGACTTTTGACATGTATAAAAATTTGTTGAGAGACTACAGAAACAGGCTACTTGAGGTATACAAAGAGTATTCCACATTTAAGCAAGAGAAGATAGCTGATTGGAAAACTACATTTAAGGTAAACAAGGCACATGAGGTGGTCAATAAGATTACACCAAGAATTATGAGCAAGAATCCTAAATGGTTAGTATCTAATAAACCTGATATACTCAATGATATATACAAACTAGATAGCCCAGAAGAACAAACAAAAAGAATGGACAACTAGATATTATGACAGTAGCTGTCCAAGACTATCTATCACATATATTTGACAAATATAATCTTATCGAGCCAGCTATTATGTGGGCAAAGAATATGGTTATATATGGTAACTCGTTTGCTAAGATCAAGTTTAAGTATGAGATGTCTAGCACTATCAAACCTACAAACAAAGAAGAAGCGTATATAGATGAGAACGGAGAAGAAGTTATAGAGGTAAAAGACAAAGAGAAAGAAGAATATGTATGGGGAGAACACCCAACAATAGAAGTAAAGAATTGGAGCGATATATTCTATGATCCAAGATATACAAACTTTGACGATTTACCTGCTATCATCGAACACCAGAACGGAGTAAGACTGGCAGACCTAAAAAGAGCTAAAGAAAGGTATATCAACTTAGATAAATTGGAGGATATAGCACAGATGGAAGTGTTCCAAAATAATCCGGAATGATACAGGACTAGACTACAAGCTATTACAGGGTTAAACTGTCAAACGGTATCAGAATGAGTAGATAAGAACGCATTGAGTTTGAAAACATACTATGGATTGTATGAAGTCAAAGGAGAAGAAAAGATGTGTAAGATTAGTATAGTAAACGACATAGTAGTTATATGTATGGAGGAGATTAGTCAAAACCCATACGAATTGATTAGATGCTTTGAGGATACAGAAACATTATTCTCTTGGGGGTTTGTAGAACCTATCGTAGGACTACAACAAGAGCTGAACTTTAAGAAGAATAGTGCTAGTGAGTATATAAACCAAGCATTGAATAGAAGTTTTGTGCGAAATCCTAACAGCTGAATAAATCCTAGAGATTTGGTAAGCAAACCTTGAAACATAATCCCAACAACAAGGAGTATGGAAGAAGTACAGAACGGATTGTTTGAGATACCTATGAGAACGCTAACTACTGATTACTTCCAAGAACAGAACGACTTTGAAAGACAAATACAGGCAGTTACATTTACGGTTGATACTGGTAACCCTAACAGCCAACAGGCACTAACAAATACAGCTACTGGAGCAAGAATAAAGTTCTTTGAAAGTAACTCTGTAATAGATAGCAAACGCAAGAGTTTTGAGAGATGAATGGCAAGACTAGCTTATAAACTATTGAACGAAACATTTGAGAATATGGAGGACAATATAGTTATCAAGAAGAACGGCGATGAATGATATTGGGAGATCAACAAAGAACTATTGAAAAACGCTATCCAAAAGTATGAAATAAGAGTAGAAATAGGTAGTAGCTCTTATGATAACATAGAAGATAGGAGGGAAGATGCTATCGCTAAATATAATCTATGACTACAGGCTAAACAAGCATGAGTGCCAGTAGACTTGACCAAACTGTTTAAGAATGTTATGTGAACATTCGAGGATAAGGAGGACTACATAGAGAATATACAGCAACAGCAACAAATGGCACAGATTATGGGGCAACAAGGATGAAGTCCACTGCCACAACCACCACTACAAGCTGATACAGCTTCTGCTCTTACCGAGCAAGTAGCACAGGGAGGTATCACAACTTGAATATAGGCATTTATTATTTACATAGATGTATGGCATCAATACTAGACCACATTGCAGAACACAAATCTAATAAGGCGTATGCTAAAGATAAGCATGCTGCTTGGGATTACTTTGTTATGCAAAAATCTGCTATAGAAGCCATCGCTAGTACTGCTTGATGTAGAGAAATCATAGGGTACTGGCACAGAGAGATAGCTGCTGCAACCAAAAGACTATCAACTATGAAAAGCGAGGACATCAAGATTATACAAGCTGAAATGCAACAAGCACAAAGGTTTGTAGACTTCTTAGAGAGTATCCTGTCAGCAGACATAGATTTATCATCTAATTAACAAAGAGTATGGACTCTGAACTAGAAACAACCCTTGATGGGACTTCGACAGAAACAGAACAACCAGTAATGGTGGAAATCGATTGACAACAGGTAGACTTAGAAGAATTAAAGAAAGGTTATTTGCGTCAGTCAGACTACACAAAGAAGACACAGGAGATTGCTGATTTAAGGAAGAAGATGGAAACGCCTGATGATGACGATCCTGTTAGAGCAGCAGACAGTTTCTTACAAGAAAGGGGGTATCTTACAAAATCCCAATTGAAAGAGGAACAAGATGTCTTTGCTAGAAAACTACAAGAAGAAAGGGAATTTGAGAAATTGTTGGAGTTCTATCCACAACTCAAAGACCAGCAAGAAGCTATCAAAGCTATTGCTAGATCAGACAACTCTGCTTTAGAAGACATAGTTGTTAAGTACAAGTTCCTATCTTCTGATAAACTCAAGAAAGCTAAGGAAAGACCTATTGTTTGAAGTTCTGGTAGAGATGAAAGCAAACCAATTGACATCGATAGTATGACAAGAGAACAGTATGCGAAGTTCAAAGCTGAAAAGGGTATCGGTAAGAAAGGATCGTTTGATGCTCCCAATAGGAGTTTATAATACCTTTTAATTTATTATTTTATTAAAGATGGCGAATAATTTTGACGCAGATTTTAGAGATGTACTAGCAAAAGAACAACAAGATGTATTTTACAAAATGAATGTAGCAGCTAAAATTGCTGATTTGTCTGCTCAATCACAAATGAGTGATGGAGTAACATTCACAAAACCTTTAAGATGAGCATTGTCTGCTCAAATCATCACTAGATGATCTGATATGACTTTGGATGATCTTACTGATGTTGCTGAATTATTGACAGTAAACAGACAATTTGGTACAGCATTCCAATACCACGACTTTGACAGTATCCAGTCAGCTTATGACTTGGGAGCTGCTTATGGTAGAGACGCTGGAGAATTGTTATCTAATTTGGTTGATGCTTATGTATTGGCTGAAGCATTGAACGCTGGATCAACAGTAACAGGTGGAACATTATCTACTGCTAATGTTATCTCATCAATCTCTGCTGTTAAACAAGCATTGAGAAAGAAAAATGTTTCTTCTACAAACTTGTATGGAGTTATCTCTCCTGAATTTGAAAGCATTATGACACAATATGTCGAAGCTAAAGAAACAGCACTTGGAGATAAGGTAGGAGAAAATGGATATATTGGTATGTATATGGGTGTTAAACTCCATGTATCTAACCAATTGACATCTACTGCTTCATTGGCATTGGCTACTAATGTAACTGCTGCAGATACAGTAACTATTGCTGGTCAGGTGTTTACATTTAGAGCAGTACCAGCTATTGCTTGAGAAGTAGATGTTGGTGTTGATGCTGATACTAGCAGAGCTAATCTTGCTGCTCTTATCAATGCTCCTGCTACAACTACTGCTGGAGGTATTGCTTTGACTGGAAATGCTTTGAGAACATTCCAAAACACTATTAGTGCTGTAAACGAT